TTCTGATTATTTACAACCAAATCAAAACGAGGTTGCAGTTCTAAGTCTACAATGTGACCTGCACGCTCTAAAAACAAAAGCTCCTGATACCGCGCAGCTTCTTTCTTGCTATCAAAACTGATACCATGCACTTCAGTCTTCTTAGCATGATATTTGCTCTCCCCTTGCAAGGGGGAATTAGCTCGTGTGGGCATGGGTTACTTCTCCTTGTATTTTCCAGGCAAAGCTTTCACTCTGCCAAGGATATTTGGGCATGTCCTTTGCTGCCTGCACTCTGCCCATTCCTGGGATGGTTGCAAAGTGCATACCGTCTTTCTTGCGATAGACAGTAACTTTGTAGTAAGCATCTGGACTTTCTAGCGTTTCAACTAGCTCACAATGCGCAACGAGCGCAAATTGCAAGCCCGTTACGGTTTCTAGCCAAATTTCCACAGAAGAAGCAGCTTCCAGGAGGTTCTGGTGAGTTATCCAGTTGCCAAGCTTGCTCAAGCTGCTCTGCAAGTTTGGTGTGCACGCATATCCGGCTAGCGCAAGAGCAGCATCGAAAATAGCCTCTAAACTGCTCTGCTACAAAAATATTGCCGTGATAGTGGACTTCCCACCTAACGATTACACCTAAATCTTGACGGACGTGTGGGCTTGGAGGGGATTGCGTTCCGTTCATCAGGTTTCTCCTTTTCAAATACTGGTTGTGTAGTCAGAAGTCAGGAAGACAAAAACCCTACACAACCTTATTATGAAGAGTATAGACCAGTATTGTTAATTTGTCAATAGTATAGAGCATTCTTGTTAATTATCATATTGTATTGACAATTTAAGATGAGTATCGTATAGTATTGATAGTTTGAAAGAAAGGAGAATACACTTTTGAAGTGGCGACTACGCCGGGTAGCTGATCGAATAGGACTGTTCCTGATAGGTATCAAGCCAGTCAGATGGTTTCTTGATCAGCTCATCAGATTTGGCAAGTGGGCACAATCCAAGCCATGGCTTGCCCACATCTGGAAATGGATTGGGAAGCTATGGAAGCCGTTCTGGATTGGATATGGTTGTTTTTATGCACTGTTAGATGCATGGAATCATGATTGGATAAGTATGGCATTCAACATTGCACTTACCCTTGTCTGGATTTTTCTACCTGAAATAGATGATCGAGATGATGAAGACGAAGATGAGCCGGATGATCCTGATCCAACTCCAAACGGAGACGCGGTAGACATGTGGCTCAAAGAACAACAGAAGGTAAACGTATGACAAGCATAGAACCTGCAATCATTATTGTACTGTCAGTATTGATACTGGCATGCGCTTTTCCAGTTTACAAAAGGAAAGCATTACCAACAGCAATACTAGCAACAATTGTCATCTTAGTGCTAGCAACTGACATTATGTGCATATATGGTCTAATGCACTAACAAACAAGATCGAAAGGATAAAACCTCATGGAGTATCAAGAAAAGTTGATCATTTTTCCCGCTGTAAATGACATGAAAGAGCCGATGAATATCGCTGTACACGAAGCGATAGGAATCGGACTCTGCTACAATGCAGTCAATGGAGATAAGGAGCTTGGATTTGTCATCACACATCTGGAAAGCAAAAAGTATCTCTGTAAGCCAATCAGCACAGAATATGAAATTAAGCTGGTCATGGAGAGAGTAGTCGGAATTACCGACTGGAATATGCCTGAAGAAGAATTGAAAAAGCATCCAGAAGCAGGGATGCAATTCTTAAAACTTCAGCAGACAGTTGAATGCGAGTTGAATATGCAGTTAGAGACGGCTATGAAAGACATCGGCATGCCTGACTATCTTATAGAAGATGTGATGAATGGAATAGAAGATGAGGATTATACGCTCTTGCGAACTGCACTCCTGTACGCATTCAAGATTATCCCATCAGAGCTTGACAGCTTAGAGTAAGATTATCCCATCATGATCTGCTTTCAGAGAAAGCCACTTGGGACTACCTCCAAGTGGCTTTCTTGATTCTCAAAAGAAAATTGGGTATGCTTAGATCAATACAATAATTTTTCTCTCTATCCTTTCGATGCGCACACAAAGAAACCCCTGGTGATGTGGACCAGGGGTTTCTGCTATTCTACTATCTATTTTTCAACACCACAATCACAATTCCAAAAATCACAACAACGATTACTATTGTTACCCAATTTGGATCTACCGGTACACTCATGCTGTCCTCCAAGTCTGTACGTCAGATTGTACTGCTGATATATAGGCAGACTCCGAATTCCCATCGCTAGCAGGTGCGTACTTGGGAATGATTTGAGAAAGTGTTGTGAGTCCCCCACCAGCATAGGCCGATGAAGCAATCAATTTGTACCAATCATCTATACCTTCTGCCCACGTCGCATACGAGCGGAAACGTCCGATGCAAGAGTAACCTGGTGTACAGATGATATTGCCGATGCTGTGAGTTTGGGTAGCTGCTCCATACAGCCCGTACGAACTTTCATGGTGGAAGAAGGCAAGCGCTACCGCGTCGTCAATGTTGTAGGTAGCAGAGTCTAGCGTAAAAGTCGATCCAGTTCCCGCAGCTGGGCTACCAGCATCTGACAGGATAGCGTCAATCTTGAAAGCTGACAGCGAGGGCCCTCCAACAACACTATCCCCTTGCATGGTGGGCATGTGCTGTCCTCCTGCAAGCGCGAACGGGCTACCACCTTGCGAATAGATGTAGCCCATACACAGGACAATCAGTGCGCAAAAAATCAGCAGAAAATTTGTTACCTCTTTCATTTGAGCACCACCATGTGACCGCCCCAAATCGCCCACAGGATACCGCCCATGATGAGAAGAAAGAGAGCTGCGGTTAGCGGACTCCGCATAAATTTAGACTCTCGTGCGCCGGCTTGTGTTGCGAAAACAACGTAGCTGAATACAACCAGGATTAGGAATATCGTTCCTGGATCAATAGACATAGAATTCTCCTTTTCAAAAAGAAGGAGTCCTGTTACAATCTGAGTAACTGGGACTCCGCGTTCTGGTGAAAGAGCTAGTGGTAAAGTCTGGGGAGACGGGAGCCACTAGCTACCGAACTAAGATACATTGACGACTGCACGGCATTTAGAGCAAATCCACTTGTTTGTGCTCTGTTGTCTAAGCGTTACAGATTTGGCTTTACAATGCGGACATTCACTAATTGTACATGTCCTTATCCGATCTGATGGATTATTTCCCATGTCTTGCTCCTTCTATTCGTACTCAAGCGGGTTGCCTTCTGCTCTGACAACAACCCATCCACGGCTCGTCTGCTTGACTTCCATACGCTTTCCATCATAAGTGACCCAGCCATAGAGATCTCTTCCTTCTCTATGCTGTTCTGATACAACGAGAGTACGCTTTATAGAGCCAATGGTAACAACTGAAACAGTTTCCATGCTACAAACCTTTACTACGGTTATACGTTGTTCTACCACATTTGTATGCAAAGTAGACAATAGTTGCAGTTTCTTTGACTTTCTTGACAAAAGACTTGCACAAACCGCAACTAATTCTATGCTCATGCCCCATTATGATGCACTCCCCACACAAGGATGATTGAGGAAGCTCCCTACAACTTGCCCACACGTCGGACAACGCACACCTGAGATATCACGTATGCCCAAGATGGTCATCGTTTCGGGGTCATTCAAATGCTCGCGCAATTGACGCGCCTCGTCCGGCGAAAGTGTGATTTCCCTGTACGTATCTTTCCGAACGTCAGTCAACCCAATGGTTAGCTCAGGTGACTGACGAAAAGCAGAGAAGTCAAGAGACTCTGATGCACGTTTGACCGTGCAAGAGTATTCGTAGTTGCTTGAAGTGATACAAGACTGATTGGACATTAAAACTCCTCTTCGTGATTTCTAAATCTCTCAACGTACGAGGGTACAGCGTCAAATTGCTCTAACATCAATTGCTGCAATTGCAACATAACCAGCATGTAGATAATGGTATTCATGATGTCTTCACTTTCTTAGGCAATGCAGGAACTAGTCCTGGAATATCTCTAGCACACAACGGACAAATCCGAAGTCCTTTCAAATTGATGACGTACAGTTTTGTGTTCGATTTGTACTGTTTGCACTTAGTGCAAAATTGTCTCATAAATTATCCTTTCATACAGTCAGGACAAGAACAAAACCGAGAGTTAGGATTGTGCTCTATCACCTTGGATGGTTCCGGTTCTCTCCACATCTCATTCCACCCTTTAATGTAGAGCGACTGAGTATCGACATAACGTGTCTCAAATGGAGCTTGACGCTTTCCCTCTGCACGATAGGACTCTTGTGTGAGAGGTAAATTATTGGCTCTCTGATACTCCTGATACTCCTTGCCAGCTTTACGCCCTATATATTGAGCATTATTCCGATTCATATCACCTCCCCAAAAGGAAGCCGCTTTGCTAGGCGACTTTTGATTTTTGTCTACGTTGATAGCTTGGCAGAATTGCCAACCAAGCGGGAACTTGTACTTGCCCGTTGAGGACTGGAGGAGTAGCAACCGGAGCAGGTGTAACTATCAAGGGTGTCTGATCCTTTTCTGTAGCTGCTAGAACCTGCTCCGAAAATGCTACTTCTTCATAAGCCAACTCTTGCATCTCTGCTTCGTTCATCGCCTGTTCGAGGGCTTTTTCATTTGCCTTGACGATGGACTCTTGATGCTTCACTACATTTGACTTGTAGATACGGACATAAAAAGCGTCAACAATTTGAGTGTGCTGACAATGCCCTTTGTGTGCAAAATGGCTACATCTGCAATGTGTTGATGTGGGGACAAGTCCACTCTCGTCAACTCTCACTTTGAACCAATTCTCACTCATTCCAGGAACCTCAACGAATAATCCGTTATTGTCCTCATCAATGCGTAGAAAGTGCATTGCGTACATTGCGTATGTTGTAACCATTTTGCCCTCCAAGGTTTTTAATTTGGTCCCACTCACTTGGGACATTCATAGTATGCCATACTTCGTGATGGTTGTCAAGGGTATTGTCACGCAAATTTTCACGATAGCAAAAATTGGCTTGACATCTATCAAGATACTATGTAAGATAGAATTAGTTTTCTAATGAAAGGAGAAACGCATGCCTACACTAAAAGAGATTCGAAGAGGACTCCTTATTAGCACAAAAAAGCTTGTCTTGCTATCTGGAGTATCCGAATCAACCATCATTCGGATAGAAAAGGGAGGAAAATACCAAGAAGAAAATATAGAAAAAATCCTTGCTGCACTTAGCAAGGTAGCAGGACAAGAAATAAAAAGAGATAGCATTGAAGGTCTAAACGAGCCCTATAACCCGATAAGGGATAGAGGACAAACACCTAAAGAAGAAGAAGTAGCATAGGGGAGGTGGGCAATGTGAAGCTAGGACCTTACGCGATTGCCCACCTAGAACCTTGACTCTATTATAAAGTAAAAATATCAGGCTGACTAGCTCTATTCTCACCGTGCAAGGGGGATGGGGCAATTTTTGTACCTGTTTCTGGTGATCAGTACTGGACAGATTGCAAACTGGTAGATAGTGGTGTATACTTTGATGCAAGAAGGAGGTTTTATGGGAGCAAAAATGAAGAGAGTATCTCTTTATATTCCAAATGGCCTTTATAACCGAATTACTGAATCAGCACAAGAGAACAAGAGGTCAATTAATCAAGAGATCACAAGGGAACTGGAAGAATACCGACTTCTCATACAAGATGAGAGTCAAATAGAGAATGTAATGGTGGTAAAAGTGATAATGAAGATAAGGGACTTCGTAAAGACAATAATAGAAAAAGAGGATCATGATCATGAGCCAACAGCTATCAAAATCTCAAACATCCCCCTTTGATGCTATTCGTCAAATTGACAGTCAAGGACGCGAATATTGGTCTGCTCGTGACTTACAGAAACTTCTAAAGTACACCCGATGGGAAAAATTCGAAGATGCTATTGATCGGGCTATGATCGCCTGTAAAAATAGCGGACAAGATCCAGAAATTAACTTTCACCCTGAGGTGAAGCCAACATTGACAGGTAGAGGCAGACGTCAAGATGCTAAAGACTACCATCTCACACGCTACGCTTGTTACCTAACTGCTTTAAATGGAGACGTACGTAAAGAAGAAATATCACAAGCGCAAACATATTTTGTAACTAAAGCAAGAGAAGCTGAAACAACACAATCTACCCCACAAACAAAGTTGCATCATTTTAATGAGAATTACATGAAAAGATTGCTCATTAATAGGGAAAGAAAAGTAATAGGTTACTGGACTATTATTGAGCAACTTGACGCTTTATCACTGAGATATGGAGTTGACCTTTTCAATTTCAGTGAAAGATCAAAAATAGACATCAGTGTCGGTTTATTGTTCATGAAACATCTAAGGGGTATCGGAGTTGATATTGAGGGCAAGATACGTGAAATTGAACATGTAGTTAATCTTGATGCGGGGTTTGAGTCAGGGGTAAAAGCTTACCCTAATGAATGGTTAGGAATTTTTACCGACTGGTGTCAAACATGGTACTTTCCAAATCATTTCCCCAAATATCTCAAGGGCAAAACACCTGACGGAAAGCCTCGTATTAGTAACCCTGACCAGATTCCAGCTATTCTAGAAAAACTGGTCTACGATAACCAACATCTTTTACACTAGACTACTCACACAGAACGAAAGGGATAGAGATCATGAAAACTGCAATAACAAGAAATAGACGTACAACACAAATGATATTTGATGATGGGGATACCCTCATCAAATATGGATATCAAGACGTGCATGCAGAAATACAATCTATGTTAAGACACAACTTAGGAATAGCAAGTCACCCTGTAGCTTTAGACCTTATAAAAATAGCAACTAGATTCATTGGCAAAATTAAAGATGAGATGATAAAAAAACATTTATACATGGACACATTAGCACTCATGGCATCTGAAACGTTTAATGACAAACAAGTCACTCAGATGTTAAATTTAATACATTTTCCTGCATCTAACTCCAATAAATGCGTTTTTAGCTCAAGAAAATGTCAAGCTATTTTTTATCAAATACGAGACGGTATTTCTACTAATCAAAAATCATCACCTCTCAAACAACAATCGCTTGAAGATTTAGTGGTAGAAGAAAAAACTTCAGAGGAAGAAATTCAGGCAAGGAGAGAATTAAAGGATATTTACATATCCTTTAAACACGATGCGAGCTTGCTTAATTCACGCATGGATAGTCTTGAAGAGTACAAAAGAAACAGGGAAACAGAGATAGCTAAAGAGCAAGCAATGATAAAAGAGATAGAAAACACATCTGAAAATATTCGGTCATTATGGCAAAAGATAGACTCACTAGAGCAAAAGATAGACTCACTAGAAACGCAAAAAAAAACAGCATCCAACGGACATATCAAACAAACGAAACAGTAAAAAAAGAATACATCTTCAACAAACAGGTTTTTAGAACAATGGGAGATGTACGTCAAGAAATACAAAGAATTCTTCATTTTTACCCCATAGGATCAAGAGTCAATAGTGAGGATGCTAAATTCCTGTTAGACATCCTCTACAATCACCCAGAAGCAGATGCAAAAATTGGATGTGGAATTAAAGCATTTGAAGTACGCAAAAACACACGCTACACAAACCATCGATGTTTTTACATTATACGCATAGATAAATCTGAAGACGATTTCAGTACATCAAAATGCCTATCATACCCAAATCCACTTAGGGTATTTAAATCCATTTGCCGTGCCTTAATCGGAATGCAAATGTATTATTTAAAAACTGACTACTTTCGCAAACACAGTGATAAAGGTGGATTTGTGCAATGCTCAATTACGGGAGAATGGGTCACACAAGACAATGCACACGTTGACCACATCCCCCCAGTCACCTTTGATAAACTTGTTACAGACTTCATCAATCTGTACAATATTGATGTAGAAAAAGTAGAATTGCGAGAATCCGATGTAGGCAAAACCTTTGCTAGCATCGCTCTTGCAGATAAATGGATAGCCTACCACAATAAACATGCAAAATTAAGAGTGGTAAGTGCCCATGCAAACCTTAGTATTATCAAGAAAGGATAGCGACATGTCAGAGAACATTTTCGCCAAACGTGACCAGAAAAGCAAAGAAGAACACGAACGGCTAGGACTTGGAGATCTTGACGCAATAACAGCCATGTCAATAAACAGTACTGCAATAGGCATTATTAACGAAAAGAACATCACAGACGAATCTGAAAAACTTCAAGTGTACCAAGATGTAAGAAGGCAAAAATTAGAATATCAAGAACAAAGAAGAAAAGAAATAGAAGCAAAATATGAAGCAGAACGGGATGAAAGACTAAAAACATTGTCAGATAAATTAGAAGAAGACAGCAAAATAACCCGTCTTGAAGCAAAAGTACAATCTCTTGACGAGCGACTGGCAAAGCTTGAAAAGTACACTCAAGAGTACCCAAACACACAAAAAAAAAGGACTGCAAGCAAGGAAGCAGTCCTTTTTGTATGGCTATTTTGAACATGGTTATCCAAGTAAAAGGATTCTCTCCCTAAAAGTTGCCAACCATACCTCTCCATACTACCACAATTGACACGCGAGTTACAATACTTGCATCAAAAATATCGAAAGGGCTCACTCATGGAAGATAGAAATATCAAAGAACAGTACATAAACGCTATCATGGTAATTAACGGCTTTAGCGAACTACTTTGCAGTAAAGATCGTACTCCAGAAGAAACCAAGGAATATGTAGCAAACATTCTCGCAATGACAGAACAACTTGAAAAACTAACACCTATTCTATTCCCAAATGAGAAAGAGCAAAGAACATGAGTCAACCACCTAAAGAGCGAAAAGTCAAAATCTATGGTCCTGTCTTTATGGCTAGCGCCTCAAGTATTTACATGGCAGATTTGAAACGCATGCAGAAACGCGGATGGAGACTTGTCAGTTGTACTGAGATTGGTCAAGGCCGACTGAACGTCATTTACGAACGAGACTGATATGCTATACTTTACCCAAACACTGGAAGGACATAATATGTCACATCCTTGCGGTACCTATCCCATCGGTCAAAACGTACTGGGAGAAATCACAGAGTCAACACTTGCAGAGTGTCCTAGTTGCGGATGGATTGGACAATGTGAGCTAGATGAAAGCGGCGCATGGAGAATTTCAAATCACAAGCGACTGATGGCAAAAGATGATCATCTTCCGCTCCCTGACAGGCTCAAAATTGTTTGGCATGGCGCTCCAGGCTATGCTACTATGACAAGTGCTGAAGACCTTGAAACATATCAGATATCACCTCGACACACCTACTCACATTGGGAGATGACGAGCATGAGACATCGCCCACCAACATTCAAATATTGGACTGATGAATCACTCATCAACGCGCCCAAAGCAACATTCTTGTGAGAAAAAACATGAACGCAACTTCAAAACGCTACCACCTCTTACTCACGACGCTCGAGGCCTCCACAATCCGCGTTGTCACCCGACTACACAAACGCGGCGCTCCTGCTATGTATATCAAAAGAATAATACACGGAGGTCAGCTCCAAGCATCCTCCCTTGGCAGTCAACTAGGACACGCGCAATTAGAGGACGTCCTGCAAGACAATCCACCTACCCATGGCTACGCGGCTATACAGCCCGTCAAGATTGACGCGGGTATCACAATCGGTATGTTGACGGTAGTCGCCCGTACAGCACTCATAGAAGCATATCGGAGCGCGGCTATAGCAGTGTACGCGGCTAACCAGGTTGACGGATGGATTTGGGAAGTGGAAGGAGACAATCCGTGTAATTTCTGTTTGAGCATGGATGGAACAATACATCCACTGAGTGAGGAGTTTGAAAGCCATCCAAATTGCAGATGCTCAACAACACCTAGTATTGCCTAGCCTCTTTTTTTTGCCCATTTCGAGATGCATGACGGGCATGAAAGAGGGTTGACAGATGCCCATTGAGCTGATAGGATGCCCTTGCCAGGACAAGTTGATTTTAGAGTGATTTATTGTCAGCTTTCTGCAAAAAAAGGCCAGTCTACAACAGATTTGGCCTTTTTTTGTTGCCCTTTTCTAAGTTGCAAAACAGGTAAAACGAATTCTAGAAATCTCCGAAAATTAGCCCTCTAAGCTATTGCAATTTAATAATATTAATAGTATAATAAGGTCAGTTAAGTAAACAATTTTGAAAGGACAAAACAATGACAACATTTCAGCTTCCCGAAGGATACACAGTTCGCAAGGTCGGCAATTCTCTCAAAGTAGTCCCGATGAGGAAGAAGGTTGCCATTGTTGAGCAGAAAGCAATGTTGAAAGCAGTTCGCAAGAATTACAGCAACGGTGAGTTTGATTGTCAGATGTCGTTGAAAGCAACGGTGTGGGCTTCTAAAGGGGCTTTCACCGTAGACGAGTTGGTAGCGGCATTGCAGAGCGTTAGCCAAGGCGAAGCTGAGAGCCCCAATCGTCGCAAGGTAGAGCGGGTGCTGGCAGGTTACGAAGGTCAGTACGACGCAGTTGTTCAGATCGATGCAGATACCTATGAGTATCGCGCATCCTAGTTTGAAAGGAAATTCTAATGGGTCAAAATATTATCTCGAATTGGGTAACCGAGTCTTACCCTCGTCATTCAGCAGTTCAAGCCCGTCATCGCGACGGGGACATGAGAGAGGCGCATGTCCGCACCTACATCGTAGAAGGCGCTGCGCAGAATGTCCCCACGGGGATTATTGTCGAATTTGAAGATAACTCCATGGCAACATTTGAGCAGGGAGAACTTCAGAATGAAGCAGGTATCAAGCCTGCGAGATCATAGCCATGGCTAGAATTGAAGTCATCTTGCAGCCTGAGCAGATCCATCTGCAAAAGCAAGTCATGGAGCTGAGCAACGACGCTCAGCACATGATGCCAAAGAACATGGAGAAGGTGACACGCATCTCCCTGCCTGGGACAGTCAGCACGGCTGTACTGGACAAACTCGGCGTCACGTACGTCGTGAGGGGACGACCTTCACAAGGTAAATCCATCGTGCATTACACGGTGGATCAGGATGTAGCGGATTATATCAGTCGCCTCCCTGATGGGGATCGAAGTCGATTTGTCAATTCTGTCCTCAAAGAAGGGATAGAAAAGGCGCAAAACGGGTTCTAAAATTGCCCATTCAAACCCTTGACATTTACTAATATTAATAGTATTATTAGTATGTAAGCAAGAGTTGATCTTGCAAGTGAGAGCAATCTCAGAAAGGGCATTCAAAATGATAAAGCTGATCGGAAAAGACATCCTCAATAGAAATGTCATCGTAGAGTGTGAAGATAAAAATGCTGTTGCACGTACAAAACGTGCGTATGCAAAAGCAGGAATTGCACTATCTTCATACGATGCATATGTAAAGCGTGAAGCAAAGCGCCTCCTCGATCCGAGAGAGAATGGAGAGTAAGAGAGCAACGGCTCTCAAGCCACGAGGGTGGCAGAAAGGTTTAGACAATGAAAAGAGTTTGCGTTTATGAGATGAAAGATGGTTCTGAGGATGTAGATTATCGATGCGATTATTCCAATCCAGTCGATGAGCAGCATGAGCGTGCTGCAATCGAGCGGGAAATCCGAAATCCTCAGTCGTATGTCCAGGACTTTCGGTTCAAGTGGATCGATGAGAAGGACATTCCAAATCAGCAGTAATTCGTCGGTCTCATCTCATATCTTCGGGTATGAGATGCATCGGGCGAAGTGCTCGAAGCAAGCAAAGGAGGAAATTCAAAATGTCCAGTCAAAATCATTTGGGAGATCCCACAAAGGGAGATCCTATCGGAATTCGGTATACGTTCGATGATGGAGAAGTCCTCGATCTCATGCATGGGGAATATGGGTGGGTGAAGAGCATGGATATGTGGTATAGCTGGTACGCACACCAGCATCAGCCGTTCACGCACCAAAAGTCTCTCGATATGTACGAGAGAGCAAAGCAGTGCACGAAGACTGAGACAATATTCGGAGATTCGTTTATCTACAGGTAATTTTCTCAGCCGAGAGAGGTTCGTCGGTTCCTGCATCTTGCGAGAGTAGGATGCAGTATCGGGCGAATGGCTCGGAATAGGTGCCGAGAGCGGCACAAGAAAGCGAGATAGAACAATGGCAAACGTTTCTTTTGAGTGGGCAGACGGCCCGAACGCGAACGCAGAGGCTCATGTCCTACGGGCATACGACGCCCAGGGACAGCAGTTTAAGCCTGAAATCCGTGAGGTGAAATATCACAAGAATGGGCAATGGAGCTATAACGATTGTATTGTGTCTCTTCCATCTGGAAGTTATGTGTATTTGGTGGACCGGGATACAGCCCGCAACACCGAATTCACTATCTTCCGTGCGACGGAAAGCGGCAAAGAACAGCTCTACTACGGCAGAAAGGCGTGGAGCCAAATGCTGAGTAAGCCAGAGGCTCCTGACAGTATCCCTGCCGATGTCTGGGATGCAATGCTTCGCCAAATCGTGACGAAGCAAGAGACGTGGAATACATGGAATTCAGTTCGTATCTAAAAGGAGATTTTCATGCAAAAATTAGAAGGTGGGTCCGGTACCAGTATCATCGCCATATGGGTGGAAAAGGGCGATGCGATCTACAACGATACCGATCAGGAATACGAGATCAACGGTGGTTATCCCACCGTTGCCAACGGACAAGCTGATCGGATCGCCATCCAGCCAAGGGAGATGGCAAGAAAGCTCACACGGGGCGGACCACAAGATTTTACCAAATGGGGGATTGGCTCTCCTCCCGAATTTGGGAAGATTAGCCCAAATAAAACATATCGTGTCACAGAATTGGAGAGAATGAGTTAGTCAAATCAATCCCAAAACCCGCTTCAACACGAGGCGGGTTTTTCGTGCACAAAAAATGCTCCCTGGATAGTGGGATAAAAAACCAGGGAGCATTCAAAACCACAAAAACATAGGAGAACAACATTTCCCTTTGCGCAAAGGATACCCATAGTATACCTCGCTATCCCACACTCCCACAAGTCCTCACCATCAAAAATGCCTCAATTTCAAGCCACGTTGGGCAAGAGTGCCCCTTGGAAGATTTCCATGCCCTGTCTCAGATATCCCTCTTCAGTGTGCCCACGTGAGCGATTGTAGCGCGATGCTTTCCCCTTGCAAGGGTGGTGATTAGTATGGAGTAAGTTGCAAAGTGGTGACTAGTATGGTATACTGATTTATACAAAGTAAACCAAACGAAAGGATAGTAAACAATGGCAGAACAAAAAGACTCAAAGGTGCTGGCTGTTCGAGTTCCTCTAGAAGTATCAAACGAGATACAAAAACTAGCGTCAAGCGATGATCGTTCAATGAATTACATCATTAACAAAATTCTTAAAGCTTATCTGGAGAAAGAAACACAAGCAAAGAAAGGATAGAGAACATGGATTTTGAAGATGGGGGAACGCTTTCTCAACGACTCCCAAATTATCAGGCGCGAGCGTCTCAAATTGAGATGGCAACTATTGTCACCAATCATATTGAAAAATCACAAAGCGCATGCATTGAAGCTCCTACAGGTACGGGAAAAAGTTTGAGTTACCTCATCCCTGCGGTAAGAGCTGGAAAGAAAACGGTTATCAGTACTGCCAAGATTGCTCTACAGGAGCAGATATACAATAAAGATATTCCCTTTGTGCAAAAGAATATCCAAGATTTCACAGCCGTGCTGCTGAAAGGCATGGGCAATTTCCTTTGTCTAGATCGGCTCTTAACCTACCGGAAAGAACACCCTGAGTTAAACTTGGAGAACACCATAGAAGATCCCTTATTGGGCATAGATGAGCACACGAATCTTGCTGAAATAGTAGATGCCCTTAGAGCAAATAAAGGCGATTTTGAAAAGCTCGATTTTCGATCTGATCTTCAGCCAAAGATCAATGGCAACCTTGAAGAATGCACAGGACTTGATTGCCCATTTCACGGCAAATGCTACTACTACAACACAAAAAGACAAGCCAAAGAAGCAGATGTAATTGTCGTCAACCATACTATGCTTGCACTTGACATAGCGTTCGGAGGAAGAATAATTCCTGCATACAATGTGCTTATCATTGATGAGGCACACGAACTTGAAGAGAGAACAAGGGAATTCTTTTCAATCAAGATAACAAAAGGTAGATTTTCCTCACTCTTCAACAACAAGAATATTCAAAAAGCTGTTGACCACGACACACTTCTTGATATGACAGGAAAAGCTTTTGAGCTTTTCGACAACATTGAACATCATTTAAGTGAGTATGAAAGACAAAAAGTACTCATTAGAGAACTTCCTGAAGGAAAAGAAATTGTTGCCATTCTTCTAGAAATTATTGGTCAACTTCAATCAAAACAGGAAATACTAGAAAGTGAAGCAAACCAAATATCAAAATCAGAAGAACAGCAAGCAGAAAAGAAAAAGGAACTAAAAGCAAAAAGAAAAGAGATTGCCGACTACAAAAAATTGATAGAGCGGACAGAACGGCTCTCGCTTGCAACTCTTAAAGTCTGCACTCCATGCCCACCAGAAGAGATCCGACTTGTATCAAAACTAGATAACGGTTCTCTTGAAATTGCTTGCTGTCCCATAGACATGAGTAAAATCCTCAAAGAAAGATTATTCGACAATCACGAAATGGTTGTTAATGATGAAATAATCACCAAGAACGAGACTATCATCTGCACAAGCGCTACCCTATGCGCAAAAGACAACAACTTTGACTTTTTCGTCAAACGTGTCGGTATGGAACCAAATCTTACCAAGACGCTTCCTCACGTCTTCGACTACCAAGAAAATGCTCTGCTCTATGTACCAAGGGACATCAAACAGCCGGAATGGAATAACCAACGTGACCAGGCACGCTATGAACAAGAGGTAGCAGACCGTATGCAGCAATTGGTTGAGTACAGCGGCGGGAGGGCATTCCTGCTTTTCACATCCAACAAAATGATGAATGTGGTCTATGATCGGTTAAGAGTGCCTTACCAAATATTGAAACAAGGAAACTTGCCCAAATCAGAAATGATCCGGCGATTCAAGCAAGAGCCAAGTATCCTACTCGGAGTAGCATCATTCTGGGAGGGAGTGGATATCCAGGGAGAAGCACTATCGCTAGTCGCAATCGATAAAATTCCATTCACTGTCCCATCTGATCCAATTTATCAAGGGATCATCAACTTGATTAAACGCAACGGTGGGAACGAGTGGAACGACTATAACATCCCCTATGTCACCATCAAACTTAAACAGGGAGTCGGTCGGCTGATCAGGTCTGATAATGACCGAGGCGTGATAGCTATCCTGGATCAACGTTTGCACACCAAAGGCTATGGAAAGCAAATCCTTTCAGCTATGCCACCTGCCATCAGAACAACAAACCTCACTGACGTTGACCGGTTCTTTCATCCTGAGAACTACTACGATGAGGACGCGTGGTAAAATTTTTTACCTAGCGTTGGTGAGTACTATGGAGCATTCTTGGAAATGCTCCATACATTGAAAATGCATAAAGAAAGGCTAACGACAATTTTTATCAGGATTAGCGTTAGCCTATTTCTTTTTCTATTCAACACCAGCTAACAATATTGTATCACATTTTCGGATTTTTGTCACTTTTTAACGCTCTCCATTGATTGAATAGGAAGAAACGATGGCCGTAATGATAGAACAAGACGTAGCAGATTACGACACACTGGCACGTGATTATATCCTAGAACTGAAGAAAGGCAACATACAACAATGGCCTGAAAGCGGATTCGGAGATTATTATGAGCCCATCATAGCGCAATTTGAACGTTTCATCACAGAAAAACACGTTCCACCAGAAGGAATGGCAAAAATAATCACTGGTGATGTGCGATTAAAAGATCTTCTAGCCGATTGTGAAGAAGAGAACAGCACGCCTACATCATTTGTAGAATTGCCTGAAAGAGCAAAACTAGATATCCACCTTGCAAGGAGGTCGTGCAGGTGGCTTGATAAGTATGAGGCATTCAGCAAAGAGGCAAGTCCAGAGGGATATGAGCACTTTCATGTGTTTTGTGGTATATGGCTGTTATCTATGGTTAGTGCAAGGCGTGTCTATATTCAAGCAAAGAAAATGAGATTTTGTGGTAATTTGATGTTGGCTATGTGTGCCGACACAACTTTGTTTGCAAAAAGTTCTACCGCTCGTGTGGCGACAGACCTCCTGCAGGACGCGGGGTTATCATTTTTTCTAGGGCCTGACCGATGTACACCGCAAAAGCTGATTAGTAACATGACTGGCAAACGCATTCCAGTCGACTACAACCAGCTACCGGACGACAAAAGGGCAAAGGTGTACAACAAAATTGCCATGGCCGGACAGAGGGGATTGTATCTAGACGAATTTGGAAAGTTTATCCAGGGGACAGTACGTAAGAATTCAACTACGTCAGACTTTATTGACCTGTTCTTGACGCTCTACAACTGCCAACCGGAATACTCTAACGAAACGCTACAACGCGGTTCAGACGTGATTGAAAACCCGTTCCTAGCGCTATTGGGGAGTATGACCTATGCTAATCTCAATCAGATAGCCGCGCCCGGCGCTGACTTCTGGACAGATGGTTTTTGGGCACGTATCGGATTCATCGCCGCGCCGCCGGATCAATACATTATCCATACAGCTGACATAGAAGAATTGCCAACACCTCCCGAATTAATCATGGCCTTACGATATTGGCACGAGCGGCTAGGAATTACACCTTGCGAGATCAACGAAAAACCACATGCGAAAACAGGGGAACCAACAGGCGAATTCACAATAGAGCGAGGTACACTTCCACAGACACGCTGTACCATCGATAGAGACGCGGAAGACGCATGGAAGCAGTACCGCATAGCTCTCAAAGAGATGCTCCCAAATTTTCCTCACACAGACTTTCACGGCTCGTATGGTCGTCTCCCGGACCTCGCAATCAACATGGCAATCCTGATGGCTAGCCTTGAAAATAATAACCATATCGAATTGCGACATTGGGCACGAGCGCAAGAGCTTGCTGAGATCCTCCGACTCAATTTACACCAACTCTATGATCAAGTCAGCAGTTCAAATCAGGAATCCAACGGATCAAAGATGGATCAAGAAATACTCCAGGAGATAAAAAAATACAAGAAGGATTTTACACTTCCGGTCCTCATCAACAGGCGCAAAAAACTGAAGAAATATGGGATTATGGAAATCTCACTACGCATAGACGGCATGGTGAAAGCCGGAGTCATCACAAAAATAACACCCAAGCCACCTGAAACAGCCATCAAGTATCGGCTTAGCCAAGGCGTTTAAACAAACCTCCCTCCCAGCGATGGGAGGATTTTTTTTGACGATTTACACCTTTTTAGATTTACACCCATTTTTACACCGGAAGGTGTACGCCGTAAAGCCGCTCTACAGGCGGATCTAGATAGGTTTTTACACTTTTACACGATTTACACCTAGAGAGAGAAACAAATAAGTATATGATGTCCATACAAGTAGATAAAGATGTTGGTATGAGTATTCCCCTTGCAAGGGGTTAGGTTGTCCGTATGGGGTCGCGTACGTAATGCCGACTTATTTTTAGATGTATGTATGTATAGACATACGTATATAGGTAGTACATACAACATTACATTACTTGTACTAACAAGATACCCCTTGCATGGTGGTTAACTTGTATGACTTGTACGTAACTCACATACAAGTTGTTTATGTCCCTATGGTGTAAATCGTGTAATCGTGTAAAAACACCCTTGCATGGGCCTGTAGAGCCAGTTTATTTTTACACCGCGTTTACACCTTTTTGAGTAAAAATGAAAAAAGTATAGGATAGATTGGCTCTACAAGCCAGTTCGTAAGATTTACACCTTTTTGTAAAACCTCCCCATCCCCCCTTGCATGGTGAGAAACACTATTAAGCATTTCCACACATGCATGTTTATTCTCTAAAGTGCTCAGTACTCTCTATCTACTTGCAACGCATGTATTGATGTGGTACTTTAATGGCTGATGCGCCTGTAGCTCAATGGATAGAGCACTTGACTTCGGATTTCGAGATAGACCACTTAATTCCGGGGCTGTAAACGACTTGATTTTTATCGTAGACAGCTTTATTATTTAAAAATAGTATTTGTTTATGATACAAAAGTGAGCTTACCGCGCCCGGCAGGACTCGAACCCGCAACCACTTGATCCGAAGGAAACAAGCATTTAGAGCATAGGTATTAAGCTCGCTTACCTCTATCCTTTCGCGCTACACCATCTACCGCATAACCCCTTGCAAGGGGAAAGTTGTGCAAAGGATAGAGATGTCACGATGGCAAAGAAGGTTAAAAAGCGGGAAGAAGATGATTTTTCTCCCTCCGTTGAAGAAGTAGCGCAAGAATATTTTGCTTCAATCAAGAGACTGAAAGAAAAGACGCAGCAAGAATATCGCTACAAACTCGGATTATTCTGCAAGTGGTGTACAAACAATTCTATTTATCTCCGTGATATATCCTCACGTGTTGTTGATGATTTCCTTCTTCATATGAAAGCTACTCATACATCATGCAAGTCAGGGCAAAAAGAAATATCATCAAATACAATTGCCAGCGAAGTCCGTGTGATTAAAGCGTTTTTAAATTGGTGTCTGCAAGATGAAGAGTATAGCAAGTATGTAAAGCCGATTGTCATCAGCCGGATAAAAATGCCGAAAATTACACAAGAGATTATCCAGACGTTTACTCCTGCTCAGATTAGCGCATTGCTCCGAGCATGCGATAAAGAAAAATCTGAACACCTTCAATTACGCGATAGGGCAATCATAGCGGTCCTCTTGGATACTGGCATACGAGCGGCTGAACTTTGCACTCTAACCCTCTCAAATGTCATCCTAGACGCAAAGGATAGCTATCTGAGAGTATTTGGCAAGGGCGATAAGTGGGGAGAAGTTGGATTGGGGGAACAATCTCGTAAGGCTCTCCGTAAATATATCCGAATGTTTCGAGAGCCGACTATTGAATATGCAAAAGAAGACATTAATCAGTCTGTAGTATTTGTAAATCGTTCAGGCAATCCCTTGACGGTGAATGGATTAGATCAGATTATTGAACGGCTTGGAGAGCGGGCAAAGATAGAAAACGTGCGTTGTAGTCCACATACGTTCCGTCATACATTTGCAAAGATGTTTATGCAAAACGGAGGTGATGTGTACAAGTTGTCAAAGTTGCTACGTCATTCATCAGTGAAGACAACAGAAGACTATTTGAAATCTCTTCAGCAGTCGGAAGCAAGGAAGGGTACAAAGTCAGTATTGGACAATCTTTAGCATGCATTAGTACTATTGCGCATTTACCATAGAAGTGATATACTTTCATAAGTATTCAAAAGGTGGTAGTAAAATATGCCTGATGCATCTAATACTTCTCAAAATCGCATCATGACAGTTGCAGAAGTATCTCAGTATTTGCGCCTGACTGAGAGGACGATTTACACGCTTCTTGAGAATGGTATCCTTCCAGGCGCAAAATTTGGGAATTCGTGGCGGGTTGATCGTGAGAAGTTAGATCAGAAGTTGGCAGGAAAGTAGTTTTGCAGCATCCCCCTTGCAAGGTGTTGAGACCGAACAAAGGGGATTGACTCTCAGCGAGAGTCAACGTACACGAGTGAGCGTGCACGCGCATAGGTAATTCTAGCATAGATGCCTAGCCGTGTGCACTATTCAGAGAAAAAGGTTAGGTTTTTATGCACAAGCGTAAATTGAACGTCGGTTCAGTTATTGGCACTATCATCTTGGGCGGTTTGATGATCGCTCTGATGATTTATACTGCGACCAGGACAGTTGATTTCCTCCAGATGACATTTCCAAAGTCAATGAGCTATGTAGCCTACCTTGCGCTAGCCGCGTTTGATGGCGGGATAATCGGCTGGACTATATTCGCTACGTCTGCAGCTGAAGGAGCAATGCAACGCGGGTTAGCGTACCTGATGATCTTTGTAGATACGGCGGGCGTGATTCTGACGACAATCGCCGATACTACTACAATCAGTGCGCAAAATGGCTTGACGAAAGTTGATCCTAATATGGCTACCGTGGGCATGTGGGGTTCAATCTGTATCATCGTGTTGAACGTAGTGGCGGTAATTGTGACCCATCTTGTAGCGCCGCATCATGTGAGAAAGTTTGAACTGGAGAATGTACACGATAGTATCCATCAGCTGACCATGCAGCATATCAGGACTAGGGCGATAGAGATTGCGCCTCAGATTGCAGCAGAGCATGCTGATCACTGGGTACGGACAACGATCCAAGATGTGGTAGGTTCCCTACCAGCGTCTGCGCAAACACGGCAATTGCCATCTTCTAATGTTGTTGATGCTGATCCTCCCACCATCTCTCACAATCCAGTAGCAAAGCCAATGGTTGCTGCTTCTAAAGATCAAATCCTTGATCCCGAAAAAGTGAAACCGGCTGTTGACTCTGAATCCAAACCCTTGGAGAAAATACGCAATGCTCAGGCGCAAAAATCATTGGGTGAAAAGATTTGGGCAATGCGTGATGCAATCGACACAAAGCTTGATGGCAAGAAAGATGAGTCTGAAGTGTTGCCAGTTGAACAGCCTCAAGAAGAGAAACCTGTGGACAAGCCAAAGCTTCCATCTGACCCTGCTAGATGGTCGCACAAGCACTGGATGATTGCTCATGATATTCTTCCTTGGAAAGAGTACAGAAGGATTTTTGATGAGTACAGGGGAGACGAACCTGAGAAAGAGTATATTGTGAAACCAATCACAGAAGAGCGTCCTGGTCATGATCCACGTACGCGCCGACTCGGAGGTGATGAAGAATTTGAAGATCAGGAGGATGATGTAAACCCTCGGTAAGCTCTGATGATCGGCCTAATTCAGAGCTTGAAATGGACTCTCAAAAATTGCCTGAAAATGGTGCAAAAATTACCCGTATATTGTCGGAAATGCCATCTCAGGATAGCTCACAAGCCACTAAATCAAAATCACGATTTAGTGGCAAAGTTGGGCGAAAAAGGACAAATGATATGGTCGATGGTATCCTCGATTATATTGTCGTTTATGGAGAGTCACCCAAGGGCCTGTCAAGAAAAATGAGATTGTATTATAGTCGACATGAGCGTCTAGAAGAAAGAAGACTAGTACATGCAAAAGGAAAAAGAAAGCAAAGGAAAAAAGATCCCCTTGATTGAAATGAGAAAAACGTGGTTTAGTACTGAAGATGGCAGAATTGTAAATCTTGAGTTTTCAAGTCCTCAAGATTTTGATGCTTTTATTTCCAAGTACTTGGAAATAGAGGATGTTAACCGCTCGGAATGGGACCTGATTATTCGTTGGCAGGCGGTTAATTTTGCAATAGGTCATGGCCATGTTTTAAAGTGGTGCGATCCTCCTGTTGCTAAAGTTAAAGCGGTAAAAAACGGGTAATTTTTGGGCAATTTTTCGTGTAACATTGAAAGGATAAATCTCATGGGCAACCTTTTGTACGTCTGTGAAGAATGCGGTTCTTGGCACATCTTCCGTGATTTGGCAGAAATGTTAAGATTGTCGGGAAAGCTTGGAATAGTCGCGTGCGTCAACGGTTGTGGAACCATGATCCAAGTTCTCCCAAAGGATAGATTGGTTTTAGTATCAGCAGTGTCAATGGAGAGAGTGAAAGAGAAGGTGATGAGAGGAATGGAAGAAAGAAGGCAGTCAAAATGATTTACCTGTGTGAAAAGTGCGGCAAATGGGGGAATTGGGCACTTGCTTTAGCTCAACCATTTGAGAATTTGGGGAAAGCTCTTAGGGGTGAAATGGGTGAGCCTATTAAATCCAATGAGGTTCCCTGTCCTGATGGTCATGGTCCGATGATACAAATAGATGAAAGTGTTCGTCTTCAAATTAAGGAAACGAAAGAATGATAATCATTCTCATGCTATTGCACTTGTTTTAGCATATCTCCTTGTGCTTTACTTGATATCCAGAAAGGAACCGTGGTAACATGAAATGTCAGTATGTGGGCGATGGTGGGAAACAATGCGAGCAGGATGCTACCAGAGACATCAGAGTGAAAGCATCGAAGCTTGGATGGCGTTTCTTTCTCTGTGACGGCCATGTGGAAGAAGTAACGCAACAATTGAGAACGTACATTGATAAAGTAGCACGTGAGCAAATCACACAAGATACAAATAGTCCCATCGAGAAAGGATAGAGCGATGAGCCAAGATTCGATTTGGAGAGATGAGAAGACAGGACTTCCAATTCATATGCATACACGACCTCGTTCTGATGGTAGGGGCAATATTATCTTAGCAATACAAAATCCTACTCCGTGCGATTGTGGCATTGAAGGTTGGAATATATCAAAGTCTGCTGGCGAATTAGTCAAGAAACATGAGCAAGAGCAGAAATCCACCTAATCCCCCTTGCATGGGGAAGCTTGAGAGTTCGAAAGGACTCTCTTTTTTTGTGCCAAATTTGGTGAAAACTATCCAGTAGATTGCAAAGTGTAGGATAGTGGTGTATATTTTGACTATGAGTTGGACAAATCGGACATTCTTATACGCGTGTGGGAAATTGCCAAATGAATGAAGAGGATAGGGCACAAGCAAAAGAGAGATTCCTAGTGGCATATGCGGTCACTGGGAATATTTTGCTTTCTTGCAAGGCTGCTGGTATTGCGAGAAGTACATTTTACGACTGGCAAGAGAAAGATGAGCAGTTTGGTTTTAAGTGGCGTCAAGCGGAGCGTGAGTTTGCAGATACTATTCTTGCAGAATTTGTGCAAAGGGCAAGAGATGGCTATCAAAAACCAGTGGTTAGTGCTGGTCGCATGGTGTATGAAGACGTTCCTATCCTTGATCATCATGGCAATCAGGTTATTGATGATTTTGGTCATCCGATTTTTGAACGTAAGCCGCTTATGGAACGCGTCGTTAGTGACTCTCTTCTTGCAATGGCAGTCAAAAGACATTTTCCTGAATATCGTGAAAAACAGCAAATAGACGTAACACAAACAAATATGAGTAAAGATGTGCAAGAATTACACAAGGCAATTGCAGAAGCTCTTGATCCATATCCAGAAGCTAAGATAGCGCTTGCTGAAAGGATTGCTAAACGTGGTGACAAGCCTGAATAGCCTTGCTTATCGCTTAGATCCGGCGTTGATGGCTAGGGCAGCTGGTCTAGAGCTTGATCCTTGGCAGTCAATGCTCGTGCGTTCACAAGCGTCTAGAGTGCTTGTGAACTGCTCTAGGCAGACGGGAAAGAGTACAACGACTGCTGTACTGGCAGATCATACAGCGTTCTATCAAGATGGATCAACTGTTTTATTATTGAGTCCCTCACTCAGACAGTCAGCAGAATTATTTAATAAATGTCTGAGTGTGTACCGATCACTTGATAGGCCGATACCTGCAAATGCAGAGAATAAGTTAAGTCTAGATCTTGAGAATGGTTCTCGAATTGTTTCACTTCCTGGAAAAGAGGGCACGGTTAGAGGCTTTTCAGCAGTCGATTTACTCATCATCGATGAGGCTAGCCGTGTGCCTGACGAATTGTACATGGCAGTTGCTCCGATGCTTGCAGTGTCGGGCGGACGACTCATCTTATTATCCACTCCATTTGGTACGAGAGGCTTTTATTATGAAGCATACAAAAATAGGTTAGAAGATAGATTAAATGGAAAACCGTGGGAATACTATGAAGTACCTGCAACTGAGTGCAAACGCATTCCACCCGAATTCTTAGAAGAGCAGAAGGAAAGCATGGGAGAATGGTTCTTTATGCAGGAATTCATGTGTAAGTTTATGGATAGTCAAACATCAGCATTTCGTAGTGAAGACATAGAGCAGATAGTAAAACATGACTTGAGTGTTTGGGATATATGATAGTTACACAACCAACAAAAACTGAAGAATTGCTTCCAATCAACATAGGCGTGGATGTCGGCCAGATAAGGGACAATACTGCAATATGTGTAACTGAAGTATCACAAGTGGATACTGGCCGTGTTCGCTACACTGGTCCGCAAACAATCGGCTATGTGGATGAATACGGCGCTTGGCATCCACCCACAGGTCAAGAACCTGTGATGAGAAGTGAGTACACAGTCAGACAAATTAGAAGATTGCCACTCAATACCAGCTATCCAGATGTGGCTGAACACCTTGCAGATATGCTTGGAAAAGATGTCTTTAAAAATAGAAAAGTACGATTATTTATAGATGTCACTGGAGTTGGAAGACCAGTCTACGACGCTTTGAAACTTGAGATGCTTCTACGTTTAAATAATGCAGAAATTAAGTATCAACTTAATGGTGGGATTGAATTTAAAATATCTGAAAGACACGTATTGCAACTCAAACCAATCTCGTTTGTGCATGGGGAAATCTATAACCGGAGTAAAGGCACGCTTGGAAAAGCGTTTCTGGTGTCGAGGTTGCAGACACTATTTCAATGGAGACGCTTCCACGCACCTGACACAAAAGAAGTCAAGGCTATGATTGAAGAATTGCTCGTATACGAGATTAAAGTGGACGATAAAGGGAAAGACACGTACGGTGCTAAAATCGGGAAGCACGACGATTTAGCAACTGCTGCTGGTTTGTCGTGTTTGGAAGATCCGTATAACGAAAAGGTGCGATATAGTGAAAGGGTGTATTAATGTCTGAAATATTAACAGTTGTATTTTGCGTATTTGCTGGTTTTATTGGTGGATGGTTTTCTAGGATGATGCATGAACCTAGAAGTAGATGGGATACGAGAACTAGAAGAAGGGTAAGTAAATGGACATAACCCAAGACAATACGGCAATGTTGCCTACAGGAGACTTTGAGAAGATTGACAAGCGTGAAAAGGAAGCATTTCATGCATTGCAAGAGGAAATGATTGCAATGCTTGTGAAGAAGTCAAATGATTTTCGTCTGCAATTTCCGAAACTGAACGTTGAATGGAGATTTCAGGCAGAAGTATATCAAAAGATTGTCAACAGTCCTAGTAGCGTGAAGTATAGTAGCGATAGGATATATTGAGCATGAACACACTCCAAGCACCTCCGAAAACCGATCAGCCTCAATATAAAATCACCGATAAGGACAGGTCGCGAGCAAAGCGGATTGATGATGCTTGGAACGCCTACGAAGGCGAATTTATAAAAGCATTTGATAAATTACCTAATGAACCTGATTTAAATGTTATATCTAATCGTATTGTTGAATTCGTCAATGCCTCAAATGATTTTTTATTTGGCAAAGAGCTTCAAATCACTGTACCGAAAGGCGCTCCTGCTGAAGCTCAAACCTTCTTGGATGATTGTTGGGGACGCAAGGAAACGCGCATTCCGTTTCTACTTCGTTTGGGTTTGAATGGCGCCATGGCGGGGAGTGCGTTTCTGAGAATTGTCCCAGGTCGCAAAAAAGGTAAGTTTCGCTTAGTCGAGATTGATCCAAGTACTATCAATGTCGAAACAGCCCCACAGGATTGTCAGACGGTCCTCTTGTACTGCATTGAATACTGCAAGGATGAAGAAGACGAGTCAGGCAAACAGCAACGCGTCTACTACCGTGAAGAGATCTCGCGCATAGATCCTCCTGATATTGCTGGTGACAATCCTGAGTCAGGCGATAATCAAGAGTATGAGGATGAGGACGCCGACGGGCTAGACTCTGACGTAACTTGGAGCATTCAGCACTGGACGCAAGTCGCACAAGCGGGTATGCAACCAAAGAATGGAAATTGGATACCTGCAGGAGATCCTTATCCATGGCCCTATCCATTCAGTCCAATCTTCAGTTGTCAAAATCTTCCTCGTCCCAACTCGTTTTGGGGATACCCCGACGTCATGCCAAACATCATCAAGCTGAATGACTCCCTGAACCTTGTGCAATCTGGAATCAATGTCGAGCGAAAGATCCGGCGCATTCTATTTGCACCCGGAACAGGAGAAGGAGAATTGCATGTGCAACCTGGAAAGATTGTGCAATTGCCTCTTTCAGACCAGAAAATTGAAGCCGTGCAAGCGGCTAGTGAAACGAAAAGCGATCTTGACTTTGCAGCAAATCTTCGATCTGACATTGATGAAGAAACGGGCGTGCCAGGTGTCGCTACCGGACGCGTTGACATCTTGCCGCGTGGCATCACTGGCATAGCTATCGAGCTTTTGTATGGTCCTCTCTTGAAGAAAACGGATAAAAAGCGTTGCACGTACGGTGAAATGATTATCGAAGTAAGTAAAGCGTTATTGGTATTGAATAACATGAGAAGCAGTGTAAGCGAGAGTGCAGCATGAGTGATGAGCATTTTTTAGGATGTAGTAGTTTTACAACGGATGACATGATTTCAAAATTAGATGATTTGCTTTGGAACCATGAGAATTCTTATTTATATGAGAGAGGGCACGGTATCATGAGTGACAATGTACGTGATACACAATTTCAAGGATTTGCTAAGGCTCTTATACATGATTTGAATGATGTGAGTACAACAACATATGCAAGTTATGATGAAGCTAAGAAAGCATATGAGCTAACTATAGCTCGTAGGGCATATGACTTTGCGGTACATGTTACTGATCATACGCGTGGTGCCATTTCACGAGATCCTAAATTTGTGCTAAAAAATAATGTACCAGATATGACTGAATTGCCCAAGGAGTCTAGTCATGAGCAGTAGCGATATTGACATCACATTATCTTGGGAAAGCCCTTTGCCTGTAGACGATTTACCGACAGTTCAGGCATATATATTGCTTAAAAGCATAGGAGTATCCAATTCAAGCATTATGCGTAAATTAGGCTATGATCCAGAGGAAGAAATGAAGCTGTCACAAGCAGAGGATGCGCAAGCCATGGCAAATAATCCGTTGATGCAGCAACAGGGCGCGTTGCCACAAGCTATTCCAGGAGTGGCAGCTCTACCAGGGCAGCCACCTGCACAATCCTCCCCCTTGCAAGGTGGAAGTCCACAGGGAGGACAACAGCAATGAGTGAGCCTATTTCAGAACTAGCATTTAATACATTCCCACAAGCTGTTAAGGATTGGATACAAGAGCTTGGATTGAAGAGGGAAGATGTAAACAGCGTTCAGGTAAAATATGAAATGATTAAAACGAATGCAAGTGATGAGGAATGGGCAAAATGGAGACATGGTAATCATGTAGATGTGATTATTTATAAAAGTCAGGAGAGGAAAGAACAGCGTTTTATTCGATTGAATGATGAGAATTGGCAGAAAGCCTAATGATATGAGTGAAAATAATCCTACATGGCAACCTGTTCTTGTATTATTGCGTAATGGAGGGCGTTTAGAGTGTCAATGTGGGGCAAAAGCAATAATTGTCATCGGAGAGTTAGATGGCGACGAAAAGGACTCTATAGAAGGTGTGGATTATTGGTGTCAGGATTGCTATCACAGGGCTCAAATGGAAGAGTGACGTATGTCATCAGTCCGAATCATCGAAAGGAGCTTGTCAGTATGGCCAGAATGCATGCACGCGTGGATTGAGAGCCTAGGACCAGTCGAGGAAATCCTAGACATTCACATCAAAAATGAGATTGCAGTGGAAGTTGTTCATGATTGGATGCAATGGAAACCAGTTATACGACGCACCATAACCGTATTTCATGAAAGTCGGCAATATACACAACATTTTATTTGCAAGGAGGGAATATGGCAACAATACCAAATATAGCACAACAACCGCAGTTTCAACCGTCAATGAATGCTGAAGTGACACCAAATGGTGTGCATTTCAAAATACAAAAGGACCCCTTAAGCATCAAAACGTTGATTGTGCCTGATGAGTTGATGATACAGGTGATTGCTTTGTGGCTACAAGCTCATCCACAAGAAGCAGTCGGCATCATGCAAGCTCTCAAAAAAAAGCAATCAGCAGAACTGGACATCATTCGTACTGTCAACAGCACTAAGAATCGAGGGTAGCATGACGGTTTCAACTGGGGTTGGCAGAGGTCACGGGAGACATCACCATGGCCCTTTAGGTCCTCGTAAGACTGGTGTAGCAAAGCCTCCTACTGTGAAATCTGTAAATCCTCCCAAGCCGAAAGGTGTGGGCCGTGGCCATGGCAAACATCATCATGGCCCTAGAGTAAAGAAGGTGAAATAAATGGCATCTAAGCATCCAGGCTTTCAAAAAGCCGCTGCGTCTATTGCAGCAAAGCAAGGCATCTCGAAAGGGGCTGCAAGCGCTATCCTTGCAAGTAGCACAAGGAAAGCGAGTCCAGCGGCTAAGCGGAAAAATCCGAGGTTGAAGAATGTTCCTACGAAGAAGAAAGGGAAATAATATGGCAAAAGACAAAGATGAACAGCCTACTCAGCAGATGCCAGCTATCAAGCCTACTGAGCAGAAAACTGAAACACATCCCGAGTCGATGATTTCAGCTTTTGCAGACAAAGTTGAGAACTTGATGAACCAAGCTGTACACGCGAGCGTTCCTGCTCCAAATCAAACTGCTACCGAGCATCACCAAAGATTTGCACATTGGGCGAATCATTTGGGCGATCTTTGGAGAGAGGTAAAGCATCATGTCAAGAGAGATTAAATATCAGGTATGGCATAAGCAAGAGAAAAAGATGTATATACCAAATTATCTACATTTCTCTCCAGAAGGTAGATTATTTGGTGTGTTAGTCAAAGAAGGGCAATTGGTTTCTGTTGATGACTTTGAGCTGAGAGAATATACAGGTCTCAAAGACAAAACAGGCAAGGAGATTTACGAGGGTGATATTCTTCGTGTAGATGATGAGTCCATTGGAGTTGTCAAATGGGGTGTAGGATGCTTTTACTTTGATGATTGTATTGATGGACAAATAGCTCTTGAAGATATTTATGCAGAAAGGATTGCAGTGGTTCTAGGCAACATCTACGAAAACCTAGAATTATTGCCAAAGGTAGAATATGCCTGATGAAAACCTTGCAGACTACAAAGTCGAGCGGATTGATTGTGGACACTTGCAGACAATTCAAGCCCGTCGTCACCAGAACTTAGCCGACTACAACACACGTCTTGTTCCTGAGTTACGCGCCGCTCTTAACGATCTGAAGTGTGAGCAGTGCGAACAAGAGAAAGCTGAACTTGCCAAGCAAAAGCTTGTGCAGGAGATGAAGGAAAAATCACACAAAGCATAATCCCCCTTGCACGGGGAATATTGAGCACTATCTAAAGCGCTCTTGACTTTTTGAGAAAGAAGGATTTATACTAATGTCAGAACAAGAAACTCCTCCGGTTCCCGCGACGGGAACTCCAGGAACACCCGCGACGGGAACACCTCCGGCATCCACAGGCGCGACGCCTACGAAGCCAAGCATTGAAGAACTTCAAGCTCGTATTGCAGAATTAGAGCGGCATTCAACCAATAAGACAGAAGAAGCTGCTAGACACGGTAAAAATCTCACTGAAGCTCAAAAAAAGCTTGCAGAATACGAGGAAAAGGAACGTCTAGCACAAGAAGCTCAATTGTCAGAGGTTGAAAAATCAAAGAAAGCAGTTGAAGCTGAAAAAGCAGCAAGAGCAGCAGTAGAGGCGCAAGTACAGCAGTTGAAACAAGAGCTTGTTTCCAAGATGGTACAGCTTGCAGCAAAAGAAAAAGGCATAATCGATACAGAGCTTGCATCGCTAGCCATTCAAGGAAAGCTGGAGCTAGGGGACGATGGTATGCCAACGAACGTTGATAAAGCCTTAGACGATTTGATCAAGAACAAGCCCTATCTTGCTCCCAAGCCTACTGAACCCAGTGAACAACCGCCTAATCCTGCTCAAACTGCAAACAATCAGCAACCGCCTAGGACTCCTGCAATGAATCCAGGCAGATCTAGTATCTCAGCACCGCAAACGTTGCAACCGGGTAAGCCAGTAACGTTTGCCCAAGCGTACCAAATGAATAAAACACGACAACAGTAACATTCATCAGGAAACGCGATGTTTCCGAATGAATAGCCTGCGATAGGCGCTCATTAACTTCAGGTAGCGCGATGCTCCCAGAAGCCGTTTACTTGAAATAATGGGAGCCTTTTTTTATGGCTATTGATAGCAATGCTTATTCACTAGCGGATTATGCTTTAAATAGCAACAATCCGATGGTGAAGGCAATCACGTATTCACTCATTATGAGTGATAACATCCTCCAGGATTGCCCAATCCTTAACCAGAAAACGCTTATAGCAAACGGCGTAAGGTTTGAAGGTAACCTTCCAACTGTTAACTGGGCGCCTGTCAACTCTGAAGGCGTGACGACAAAGGGCACGCCTACCCCGTACGCAGAGCAACTGTACTTGATCCGTAACTATATCGATGTTGATCAGGTGTATGTTGAAGATGTGAACTCCATTGTTGATCCCCGTGCCTCTCAGACAGAAGCATTTATGAAAGCGCTTACGTACGACATGAATGATAAATTCTTCAACAACGATCATATTGTTGGGAATGCTAATGCTCCTGTCGGTATCAAATTTAGGATCAACAACGGTGGAACGTTTGGTGTGCGTCCTGAGAACAGTATTCAAGCTGGCAGTTCAGGTTTAGACATTTCACAAGCCGCTCTGACCAATTCCGCAACCATCTCCAACGGTAACATTCTGATTGAATTCTTGGATCAATTGTTGTGGTCGGTAGACTCTCCAACAGGCGTAGGTGTCACGCTCTACATGAATGAAGTGATGAGAAGGCGTGTCAACTTTGCTATCCGTGCCTTGGGTACCGGAGGCGGTTTTGACGTGTCAAAGGATATGTTTGATCGCAATATTGAAATGTATAAAGGCGCGGTCATTCGAGATCCGGGTTACAAAGCTGATCAAACAACCCGTATCATCCCCAAGACTGAAGATGTCAATGGGAATACAGGCGGTACTACTTATAGCTCCATTTACGCTGTGAACTACGGAGAAGACCACTTCCACGGTTGGCAATTTGACGAGCCACAAGCAAAAGATCTTGGTTTGCTCAATAACGGCGTGATTTATCGTACATTCATCTCGTGGGCTGTAGGCTTGATGAATTCAAGCACGCGTTCACTGGGACGTTTGTACGGATTAAAATTAGGATAATTGCCTGAAAGGATACACGATTATGCCACAAGATAATAACCTTTTACTTCAGGCATTAGTTACAAAAACGGCGACCTTCAATGGCGCGGCTCTTATATTCCCAGGTGGTACGCCTCGCAGAGGGTTGAATGCTCGCATCATCTACACAGCAGCTAATCAGGCATCGGGCAGTGGTGTGTTCACGTTTAGCGTAGATGTATGTTATGATGGAGTTCCTACTGTTTGGAACTCTGATTTCCTTGCTCCGCCTATCACGCTTACTACTACTGCTCAATCAGGAGAGATTTTTATACCGTTTTCCATTAGTCCTACGTCAGTAGCTAATGGTACTCAAATTAGGTTGTCATGCACGCTTTCAGGATCACCAACTACGCCTACTATAACTTACAGTGGCTCGATAGTCCCTGGAAGGCCTTGATGCATTTAGTGTTTAAGGAAAGCGTGCTTTCCATCCTTTGTGGTGATTGCGTCTGCCTAGGGCAACATCTACGAGGTGATTGCGATCAAGATTATGTTTCTTAGCGAAATGAGATATACCGTGGGCAATATATTCGGTTCCATTAGGATCGGTGAAAATCATAGTTTTCATCTGCGATTCAGCGGAAATTCTCAATTTCTCTTTGGTCTCAGGAGAATAGGTTTTGCCTTTAGTTGTCTCCGAAATCTTGCGCTTGGTTTCTTCACTTCGTTCATTGCCAAGGTTTGCAAGTCTCAATTTCTCTTTTGTTTCAGGTGTGAGTTTTGCTCCAAGCCGATTGCTTGGCTTGCCAAGATTGGCATCACTAATCTTTTTACGGGTTGCTTGGGAAACTTCTGTTCCCAGTCGAGATCCTGCGGTGATGTTGATATTGTATCCATCGTGCCCAAATGGTTTGATCTTATCAAGCCAGTATTGTTCACGCTCGATCAAAAATGGGGCAAGGACCAATTCTACAATCTCGAAAACAAAAGCATTTTCACCATACTTGATCCATGCCCGTTGCAAGGAAATGCTGTGGTGATAATTGTTTTGAAGTTTACTGGAGTGTTCCCACCATCGTCTTCGCAAATTAGTAGCACTGCCAATATACAGTTTTTGATTGACTGTGTTGCGCATGCGGTAAATTCCCGATGTGGTGGGTATTTTAGGGGATTGCTGAATAGAGTACAATGGTCTCATGGCTATTTGGTCTCCTTGATAGACTGTGTAGCAGCAGAGGCTACTTGCGTTGCAACCGCTTGTGGCCTCGATTCATTAGACCTCTATTATACCACATCAATTCCCCATAGTCGAGCTTCTCACCTAAGTTTAACGGAGGTGGGTTATGACTGTTAGATCTACCATGTCAGATCTCATCTCAAGTGTTAGGGTTTTGATCAATGATGTTTTACCTGTTGGCAACGGTCAAATATTCACTGATCAAATAATTCAAGACGTAATGGATGAAGGCAGAGAAGATATAACAAATAAAGCTCTTACACCTCGTCCAACTTTTTCAGGTTCAACTATACAGTACTTGGATTATTACAGCGATTTCGGGGGTGGATTTGAAAATGGAATGGTGCTCAAACAGTACTTAACCGTTCTTGTTACACCATCATTAAGTGAACCAATTGCAGGACATTTTCAATTTGCTGCTAATGTCTTTCCTCCTGTGTTTATCACTGGATTGTTACATGACAGATATCGAGCGGCGGCGGATTTACTTGAACGGCTAGCAGCTCAGTATGCGATACGCTATTCGATGACGGTTGACGGTCAAAATCTTCAGATTGGGCAAGTGACAAACAACCTGCAAACGCTTGCCAAGACATACAGGAGAAAACAGAGACCACGCGCTATTTCTGTAGAGCGTAGCGATTTGAGAGGCGCGGATGCAACCAATATTGATCCATTAGCACCAACGAACATTGATTATATGTCAAGTGGTTCAAAACAAGGATAAAGGATAAAATGAGTATTAGCGACAAACAGAAACAAGACATTGAAAATAGGTTTTCCTATCATGCGCCTAAAGGTGATCAGACTGAACGGTATGCCAAGATCACTGAAGCGTACAAGCAGTTTGCCCTAACTATTGCAGATTTGACTCCTGAGTCAAGAGAGCAGTCGATTGCCCTTACTCACTTGTGGGAATCGCGCATGGCAGCTAACGGCTCTATTGCAGTAAATGAATAGGGGTACATCATGATAGTAAACAATCAAGAAACGAATGAAGGCGATAGCGTCTTTTATGTGGATGATGACAAACAAATCTATGATGCTGTTATTCGGTCAATAACCGAAAAAGACGGTAACCATTATGCAGAATTGAAGGTTGACAGAGACGGACAGCATTCAACGGTTACCGATGTGCCTCACAATACTAGTCCAGAAAAACATTCTTGGAATCATCCAATGAGTAAGAAAGAGCGAAAAACGCATTATCATCCTCATTTTTATGGTATTCCGAAGGAAGAAGATGAGGATGAGGATGAATGAACCTGCTTCCTGTCTTAGAGCTTGCACGGATTAGAGCGGATGCTGTCAAAGCTGTATGCGACAAGACATGCACTATCAGGCGTGACAGCAATGTAGCTGGAAATACTGTTGTATTCGACTCAAAAGGCGGGAGTCCTGATGATCTTATCGATATTGCGGATAACGTGCCGTGTGCGATGGTTGGACTTAGTGCTCCAACTCAGCAGTTCCTGGCAGATCAGCCGGTGGGTATCGACTCCAGGACACTACACACACCATTCGGAACGGATATTCAGCCGAATGACGAGGTGGTAATCGACGGAATTGAGTACAAGGTCCTCTCACCGCATGGAGAGAAGACGTTGCAGATATTTACAAGTGTGGTGATTTTGAGAAAAACACCGCTTTAGAAAGAATGAGAGGGATTATGGGCAATATGAACACAGAAGTCCATAAACCCCCTTGCAAGGTGAAATTATGGCAGATGTAGGTAAAATCACGGTTCCTGTGATTATCAAGATTGAGTCTGTTGAGGATAGCCAAGGGCTCAGAGCTTTACTGAAGGATTTAATTCAGCAAGAGTTAGCTAATCTTTCTCTTGAGTCTGTTCAATTGCTTACAGATCAGATTGTCAGGCAGTATGAAACGAGGGACTAATATGGCAGATACGGTATTATTCAAAATCACGGGACTTGAGAATTTAGCTTTAAAAGTTGCTCTTGTAAATGCTGAAATCCAGGAGCAAGCAGAGGAAGAGCTTGATAGGGTAGCAGATCAAGTTCAATCTGATGCAAAGGATAATTGTCCGGTAGCTCAAAACCCTAAGAAAGGTGAGATACCAGGAACGCTACGGGATGATATTAAGGTCTATGCCTCTAAACTAAAGCGGCAAATAGGAAATCTAAATGTGCATTATGCCATATATGTACATAATGGCACATATAAAATGAAAGCGCGTCCGTACTTATTAAATGCTGCTGAAGTAAACAATCAAACATTTGTTGATAATATGCGAAAGATTGCATTAAATCTATGATCACATCTGAGGGTTTTGTGTGGGATGCAATATATGCAGTATTGCGCAATGACGCGGGGATGATTGCAAATTTCCCGTATTCAGATGGAAAAGCGGCTGTATTTGATGAAAATAACGTTCCACCAGGACTTACACCACCTTACATAGTATTAGGAGAG